CGAGTCAAGTTTGAACTGATCCCTGATTCAGTATCGATAACGATTGAAGCTGTACCTGTGATCGGTACTTGTGGCGACCAAATAAAACGATGATCTTGACTTGTTATAGCTTTTCTCATTTCGCATCCTTGTTCGCTTCATTGATATCGTCGTCAGTCGCTCTTTTTAGTTTAGCCGCTTTGATAAAGCCTTCGCTAACCGGCGACCAACTGTGCCGGCAATTATAACCGCCGCCGCTTGTAATGACATTCAAGCCCTGACCATTATTTAAACGACTCATTTGTCTTTCACTGACGACTAAGTTTATCAACTGTCGACAGAATGGTCGAGTGATTCCGTCTTTCGGCCCGGTGTATAAATAATTATTCAGGCCGGCCGCTTTTGCAGCGACAGCGGTTACACCTCTTCCATATTGACTGATCTTTGTTCGAACTTCAGTTAAAGCCGAACCTTCACTTTTTTTCATCCTCATTTGAAGATTTGATAAAGCGACAGTCGCCGGAATCTCTAAAGCGATATCTCGTAAAGATTCACGAATTGACTTTTGATACATCGGAATGATGATGTCATCGAATACCGCTGTCGAGCTTTGAATCTGTAAAGCGTCAACTTGTGGAGCGATAGACTGATAATTAAATGTCGGCTCGACTGCATTTAAAGTCGCTTCGATCGAGTCTCGAATCTTATCTTGTTGATCGATAAAAACATCGATCGCATTTCCAAGACCAGCATTTAATATTAAATCGGTTAGTTCATCATTACTCAGTTGAGCAAGTGAACTCGGATTGATTAAAGTCAACGCATTATCTAATGAATCGACTATATCAGCTCGAGCCGATTTTAAAGCTTTAGCGAACGCTTGTTCAGCTTTAAGCTCGGCTCTAAGTTGAGCGACCTTCGCTCTTGTTAGTTCTGCGATCACTCCGCTTTGCTCGTTTGCTTGACGAGTTAAATCAGCGATAGCTTTTTTATCAGCGTCTCCTTCAGCAAGTAAGACACGACCGCAAGAACACAACATTTTTTTAGTTTACAACGCTTGTAATGATGCGACCGAGATTCGAGTCGACAGCGTGGAACTTATTGAACTCTTCTCCATAAACATGACGACGCAAGCGATCAGGAGTATCGTATTGTGCGGCAAGCATATCTTGATAAACGAGATTAAGCGCAGCGACTGGCATACCTTTCACAGTTCCACTCTTTTGAACGATTGCGTCACTACCCTTCAAGATACCCATAAAGAGCGAGTCTTGAGTCCAAATGAAGCCTTCGCTTGAAGTCGCTCCGGGTACTGAAGTATCTTGACGAGCTGAACCGACATAGATATTCGGAATTCCGAGAACATCACGAAGAACTTGCATGACCGCTTCGTTTGATAGAATTCGAGAACCGCTTGCAAAGCCTGCGCTTGAAGTACCGGCAAAGCCACGCACTTCGGGATTCTTCGCAAGAGTCAAAAACACTTTATGACCGAGAATAAGAGTATCGGGATTTATACCATGCGCACCTTCAAAGATAGTGTTCTTAAGATCGTAAAGGTCGCTTAGTGGTTCCGCATTCGCATCGTCGAACTCTCCGCCGAATTCATTTGCAGCGGTATCGTTTCCGAAGTTCGCAGTACCAAACAAAAGATCAGCGGCTCGCTTCTCTTTGTTTAACTTCATAACTCGAGCGACTTTCTTCGCTGCTCTTGCTTCTTCTGATCCCGGATATTGTGAATCAGCGATATCTTCCATCGCGATGAAATCTTCGGCCGAGTACTTATCGATCATGAATGTTTGACTTGAGCGATCAAAACCACCGATCAAAGGTCGTGAAGAACCGGGAGCAGTACGAAGATCAAGACCGGCACCGGCTCCCATGAAATTACGACTAGTCTCTAAAAGTAAAGTACCGCTTCGTTCAGGAACTTTAATTGTTTCAAAGATTTTGTCGGCGATAAGTTGGTCGTCACTGGGTACAGCTTCGACGAGAATACTACTTAGAATTTCGTCAACTGGGTGCATATTAATGTATGATGAAGCCATTTTTTAAGTCCTTAAGCGATAGCGGTTAGATTAGCTGGCCCGGTAAAGATCACAAAGATTTGATCACCATCGGCAGCGGAGTCTTGATTTACATTCGGAAGCATACGAGCGACAGCGTACTTGCTAGTCGCACCATCGAAAGCTACAAGCTTTCCGCCGGTTGTCGCCATCAAAAGATTCATAGTCGCCGGAGCGATAGCACCGCCAGCGATAGCACGAGTCTTTCCAAGTACAGCGACTTCGACGACATCACCGGCTGAACAAGCTCGTTGAGCGATGCCGACGCAATTATTTTCGGTTGCTGCGTCAGTGATTGTCGCTTTTCCGTCAACATTCACCGAAACAAGTGCATATTCAGTAATCGCTTCGGCAGCGACGAGAGTAATAGTATTGTCTGTAATAGCCATTTTTTATGCTCCAAAAGCTTTTGCGTAATAGTCAGGATTTTCTTTGCGGAATAGTTGAAGAGCTTCGCTATATGAGACGCTCTTTTCGTTTGCAAGTTCACGAACTCGATCGTTTAAAGTTGCTTTGCTGATCTCTTGACCGCTTGCACCATGTCCGACAGTCTCGAGCGGTACAGATGAATTCAAAGGTCGTTCAGAGAACATTTGCCAGAACTCGGGCTGGATATCTCGCAGTTCCCAAGCTTTACCCACGACGCTTTGCTCGGCCGGTGAAATACGACCCTCATTAAGAAGAGTTTTGACTGCGTCGTTCTTTTCGATCTCGGCTTTTTCGGCTTCGATCTTTTCGAGTCGTTTGTTGAGCTTTTCATTTGTTTCTCGAAGAAGTTGAACTTCACTTAATAGAGTCGATTGATTAAGAGATTCGCTCATTTTATTATAGCTTTTCTCTTCGTCTTTTGACTCGCTCATTTTCTCTTCGTCTTTTGATTCGGCCATTTTTTCAGCGTCATCTTCAACTTTTTGAGCTAAGATCGCCGATTCAGCTTCGTCTTTCATGTCAGATAGTTTTTGTTCGAGTTCTTTCACAAGCTCATCTTTTGCGATGTATGCTTGCTTAAGCTCGTCTAAACTCATTTCGTCGATATTCATATCGTACCTTTCGCTTAGTGTGATTCTGTCGATTTTATGGTGAGATTGTGCTGGTCTTGGAGTTAATGTAATCGCTAATAATTGAGCGTTTCCAACTAAGTCGCCGCCATCTCGAGAATAAACTTCACCGGTTATAAATTCAGGAGACGACCAAAGCACACCGCCGGCATTTTGAACGACTTCTAAACCTCGTTCGTTATAAGCCGGAATAGCATATAAGCCATCGTCTTTTATTTCTAAACCGATGATTAACCCGAGAGCGTTTCCGCTTTCCGGCGGAGCCGGATGGCCACTTGTAAACGGACTCGTTGCATGCTGCCAGTCAATAACGACTGGATCGATTTCGCTTCGCTCGTTGTAAACTCGAACGAGTTCATTCAATAGATCGAGATCGATATCAGCTCCGATTTGATCTCCACTCATGCGACTAGTGACTTGACCAAGTGCAAGCGTTTTGAATGGTTTACCGACGACGAGTCCATCGGCTCGATCATCATCAAGATCAAGTTCGATCTCGATCGCTTCGCTATATGCTCTTAATGTATTATTCATTCGTTCATCCGCTCTTTTCATCATGCCGACGATTTTCTTTGACCATCGATAACCGGGATCACCTCCCCAAGCTCCCCAAGCGATCCGACCTTTACTCCAGTCTTTCCACTTCGGCGACTGTTTATCGATTTCATGTCGAGTGAAATAAGCTAGCATTCGACGAGCGGTTTCAGGACTTACTTTACGACCATTCGACAAGTCTCTTGCTCTTGCGACTCCGACCGCTGTCAAGCCTTTTTGACTTGGCGGTTTAGTCGCTCGAATCTCAAGAGCCCTTTTCGCAGCTTGTTGTACATCAACCGGAGGAGTGAAATCAATATGATCATATTTCGCTGGAGCGAGTTGAGTCTTTGTTTTAATCTTAGCCATTTTTACGACGACTCCTGATTAAAGCTTCGGCAAGTGCAGCGACTCCGCCTTGATTACTATTCGCTTGACTTGTTCGTTCGATAGACGATCTTTGAGCTGATTCGGGTAATTCACCGGCTCCGAGTCGATCTCGTATCGCTCGTTCAAGCTCATCATCAGGAGTCAATAAACCGGCAGTAACAAGAGCCGGAAGCGAGTTAATAGACTCGGCGAGATCATCAGTATCAAGCCCGGTATGCACAAGACGAGGAAGTTTACTCGGATCAACTGCGCCGAAATTCCACTTGATAAGCCGGCCGACTGTACCACCGCCCCGACGATCGACTCCGTTAATCGCACTTGTGACAATATCACAAAGATTTATAGCTGCTCGTCTGAATACACTTAAATGTATTTCACCGACTGATCTTGCGCCGGTTTCGGTATTGCCGAGATCGGCGAATTGGGCGAGAAAAGCGGAGCTGATTTGACTATCGCATTTTGTGATAATTTCAAGCGGTGCGCTTGCATATAGGTTTGGTTGACTAGCGTATGTTTCAAAACTGACTGCGTCATTTTGAACAAGATACTGTTGTTCAGCTGATATAAACGCTCGAGCTTGCTGTTCTGCGTCGTCAATCATTGAATCAATATCGCCATCCGTTAAACCGATATTTTCGGCGACTTGACGATTCACTTTAACGACTGGAGTCGGAATTGCCCAACGATCAACACCGACTCCGAGTAAATTTGATACTCGTTGCTTAAATCGCCACCAAAACCAAACCGGCCGAAGCATTCCGACACCTTCGAAATTTGAACCGGTTCGATTTAGCGTCAAGAGTAAAAGCTTGTTAGATGGAATCGGCTTCGGAGTATAAGTCACTCCGACAGTGTTTTGAAGAACTCCGTCAAGATTTTGATTATCTCGACTGATCCAACGATTATGTGCCGAAGGTTCTCGATCAGCAAATTGATCGAGCCATATTCGCGATCGACCTTCGCTATCAACTCCGACTCGATAAAGCTCTTCAGCGTATCGATAACCGACCGGTATAAATTCGAGTAGATACGATAATTGATCTTCAAACGAGATACTCATTTGAGTCGCATAACCATCGAAGCCGAAAGCTTCGTTCATAAACTCGGCTAGCTTTGAAGCGATCGGATCGTTTTCGATGCCCGGTTCAAATCGCCATGATGCACTCAATAAAGTTTGCTTTAACATGTGCCAAGATCGGCGAACGATCGGATCAGTACGAAGCATTTCTTCCGCTTCGCTTATCCAATTTAAGC